CGGCATCCTGGCCTGGGCCGTGCAGGGCTGCCTGGACTGGCAGCGCCTCGGCCGGCTCGATCCGCCGCAGCAAGTCGTCGATGCCACCGAGGAGTACTTCGAGGGTGAGGACGCGCTGGGTCGCTGGCTCGACGAGCGCTGCGTCCGCGAGCCCAACGCGAAGTCCCTGGCCGCCGAACTCTTTGCTGACTGGAAGCAGTGGGCCGAGGCCGCGGGCGAGTTCATTGGTACGCAGAAGCGGTTTTCCGACCTGCTGCTGACACGCGGTGTCGAGAAGTGGCGCAACACGGCTGGCCTGCGTGGCTTCCGTGGCTTGGGCCTCAAGTATCCGCAGGCCCCCGCATACACCCCCTACGGCGACAACTGATCGCTATACCGACACACCCGACTGACGGATCTGACGGACTTCCACGTAACTCTCTACACGTGCGCGTGACGCGCGCCTCATGGAGGGTTTCGATGTAATCCGTCAGATCCGTCAGTCCGAACCGAAAAAGGACTGAAACCATGATGACGACGATCCTGGCCATCGACTTGGGCACCCAAACCGGCTGGGCACTGGTCAGCCGTGACGGCAGCATCACCAGCGGCAGCCAATCCTTCAAACCGCAGCGCTTCGAAGGCGGCGGCATGCGATTCCTGCGCTTCAAGCGCTGGCTCAACGACATCAAGCAGTGCAACGACGGCATCGAGCAGGTGGCCTTTGAAGAGGTCCGCCGCCACGCTGGGGTGGACGCCGCCCACGCCTACGGAGGCTTCCTGGCGCACCTCACAGCCTGGTGCGAGCACCACAACATCCCGTACCAAGGCGTGCCAGTCGGCACGATCAAGCGGCACGCCACCGGCAAGGGCAACGCGAGCAAGGGCGACATGGTCAACGCCGCCTGTCGTCGTGGCCATGCACCGGCTGACGACAACGAAGCGGATGCCCTGGCGATCCTGTACTGGGCCATCGAGACACAGGAGGTGTGACATGAAAGTTCCCAGCTACCAGTACCGCTGCCCCTTGGGCCGTCTGCAGCCCCAGACTCCGGATCTGGACGCCATCAAGCAGCAAGGTTGGCGTGACCAGCACATCCTGGTCGTCTCAGAAACGGACGAGCGGCTGGACTATTTCGAGCGTCAGTTCGTGAAACGAATCGGTGAGCGTCTGTACGGCACCGGCCAGGAGGAGGGTGGTCGGCATGACTGAGCATCGCGGAACTTGGACCATCGACGACGTGGCGGCTCGCTTCGAGGAGGCGGCCAGCACCGGACGGCGACTGCCTCCGGTGCGAGTGCAGGGCTACTACACCGTCTGGCCGGTCTTCATCCGGCAGGAGTGGGAGCCTTGGCAGCAGACGAGAAGGCCTACCGACCCTTCCCGCCGAGCCCAGAGGACATCGACCGCATGCTCGAGGTCATGCGCTGGGTGCGGTGGCTGGAGGTCGAGCAACGGCATCTCGTCTGGATGCGGGCCAAGCGCTATGGCTGGCGCGACATCACGATCCGCTTTGCCTGCGATCGAACGACCGCGTGGCGGCGCTGGCAGCGGGCATTGCAACTCGTCGTCGATAGGCTGAATGGTGGCGAATGCAGTCCGTAGGGAAATAGCGTGTTTCGGCTCGGGTGTGCGGCAGTCGTCATGTATCAGGGGTGATGAGCGAGTTTTGCCCCTGCAACAAAACAGTCTGATTCGACGTACATTGACGGCTATGGTCGCGAAAGATGCGTGACCGAGAGGTAGGGCCCCAGGCAAAAGGGGTCCTTCCTCGCCAAAATCCCATGCGGGGGGCGCGAGCGCGGCATTTGCCTAGCGTCAGGGTGCAAACCCAGGTTTGCGGGGTTTGCAGTTTGCAGCCAGCCCATCCGCCTCATCCCCACCATCCTTTTTGAACCCGCCCACGGTCTGCTGTCGGCGGGTTTTTTCGTTTCTCCCTTGGTGCTTTGGCGCTTGGCGGCCCGTGACAGGGTGTTCCTGTCCGGGCCGCGTTTTTTTCCGGTGAACCCACATGCTCAACGTCGAATACCGCCAGGTCGAGGCGCTGATTCCCTACGCCCGCAATCCACGCACGCACAGCGAGGATCAGGTGGCCAAGATCGCCGCCAGCATCGTCGAATACGGCTGGACCAATCCGGTGCTGGTCGACGGTGACAACGGCATCATCGCGGGCCATGGTCGGCTGGCCGCTGCCCGCAAGCTGGGCCTGGATCAGGTGCCGGTCATTGAACTGGCCCATCTGACCCCGACCCAGAAGCGTGCCTACGTCATTTCCGACAATCGGCTGGCACTCGACGCCGGCTGGAACGAGGAACTGCTGGCGCTGGAACTGGCCGAGTTGTCCGAGGCGGGGTACGACCTGGCCTTGACCGGCTTCGATGACACCGAGATCGAGGCCTTCCTCTCCGAGGAGGTCGTTTCCGACGACGCTGACTTGGAGCAGCAGGAGGCAACCGACAGCGATGAACCGGACGCCGCCGACGAAGTGCCCGATGCTCCGGTGGTACCGGTGTCCCGCACTGGCGACGTCTGGGCCATCGGCCCGCACCGTCTGATCTGCGGCGATGCCAGCGATCGGGACGTGGTCGCCACGTTGATGCAGGGCGAATCGGCCCGCCTGTGCTTCACCTCGCCGCCCTACGGCAACCAGCGCGACTACACCTCCGGCGGCATCGCCGATTGGGACGGCTTGATGCGCGGCGTCTTCGCCAGCCTGCCGACGGCCGACGACAGCCAGGTGCTGGTCAATCTCGGGCTGATCCACCGCGACAACGAGGTCATCCCGTATTGGGACGGCTGGCTGAACTGGATGCGCACCCAAGGCTGGCGGCGCTTTGCCTGGTATGTCTGGGATCAGGGGCCGGGGATGCCGGGCGACTGGGCAGGTCGGTTCGCCCCGAGCTTCGAGTTCGTGTTCCACTTCAACCGCGCCAGTCGCAAGCCGAACAAGATCGTGCCCTGCAAGCACGCAGGCCAGGAATCGCATCTGCGCGCCGACGGGTCCTCCACCGCCATGCGCGGCAAGGACGGCCAGGTCAATGGCTGGACCGCTGCCGGTCAGCCAACCCAGGACTTCCGCATCCCCGACTCGGTGATCCGCGTCATGCGGCACAAGGGCAAGATCGGTCAGGACATCGACCACCCGGCCGTGTTCCCGGTCGCGCTGCCGGAGTTCGTGATCGAGGCCTACACCGACGCGGGCGACATCGTGTTCGAGCCCTTCGGTGGCAGCGGCACCACGATGCTGGCGGCACAGCGCACTGGTCGCGTCTGCCGCACGGTCGAGATCGCGCCAGAGTACGTGGACGTCGCTGTTCGGCGCTTCCAGCAGAACCATCCCGACGTTCCCGTCACGCTTGTGACCACCGGCCAGTCCTTCGACGATGTGGCCAAGGAGCGTCTGGCCACCCCGGAGGTTGAGCAATGAGCACCGCCTGGTTTGCCGACAAGATCGAGCAGTGGCCGACGGCCAAGCTCCTCCCCTACACCCGCAATGCCCGAACCCACTCGGACGAGCAGGTGGCGCAGATCGCAGCCTCGATCGCCGAGTTCGGCTTCACGAATCCGATCCTGGCCGGCAGCGACGGCGTGATCGTGGCTGGCCACGGACGGCTCGCGGCAGCGCAAAAGCTGGGGCTTGAGGTAGTGCCGGTGGTCGTGCTGGACCATCTGAGTCAGACACAGCGCCGGGCGCTGGTGATCGCGGACAACCGCATCGCTGAGAACGCGGGCTGGGATGACGCCATGCTGCGCATCGAGATCGCCGCCCTGCAGGACGACGACTTCGACCTGTCGCTGACCGGCTTCGACGCGGATGCGCTGGCTGAGTTGATGGCAGGGGACGAACCGGATGCGGAGGGCGAAACCGATGACGACGCGGTGCCCGAGGTCAGCGAAACGCCCGTCTCCCGCCCCGGCGACGTCTGGCTGCTCGGCGGCCACCGCCTGCTGTGCGGCGACTCCACCGTGGCCGAGAGCTACGAGCATCTGCTCAAGGGCGAGCCAGTGGACATGGTCTTCACTGACCCGCCCTACAACGTCAACTACGCCAACAGCGCCAAGGACAAGATGCGCGGCAAGGACCGCGCGATCCTGAACGACAACCTGGGCGACGGCTTTTACGACTTCCTGCTGGCCGCCTTGACGCCGACCATCGCCCACTGCCGTGGCGCGGTCTATGTGGCGATGTCCTCCAGCGAACTGGATGTGCTGCAGGCGGCATTCCGTACGGCGGGCGGCAAATGGTCGACCTTCATCATCTGGGCCAAGAACACCTTCACGCTGGGACGAGCCGACTACCAGCGCCAGTACGAGCCGATCCTCTACGGCTGGCCGGAGGGCAAGCAGCGTCACTGGTGCGGCGATCGTGACCAGGGCGACGTCTGGAATATCAAGAAGCCGCAGAAGAACGATCTGCACCCGACCATGAAGCCGGTGGAACTGGTCGAGCGCGCTATCCGCAATTCCAGCCGGCCGGGCGATGTGGTCATGGACCCGTTTGGCGGCTCAGGCACCACGCTGATCGCCGCAGAAAAGACGGGTCGGCTGGCGCGGCTGATCGAACTCGACCCCAAGTACGTCGACGTGATCGTGCGCCGCTGGCAGGACTGGACAGGCCAGCAGGCCACGCGAGAGGCAGATGGCAGACCGTTTGATGACATGGCCCCAGACGTGACGGAGGATGTTGAATGAAGCAGTCGCGCGCTATGTCGCTGCTGGAGTCGATCGCCAACGTGCTGGTTGGCTACGGGGTGGCGGTCATGACCCAGATGCTGGTGTTCCCGCTGTTTGGCTGGCACGCCAGCGTGCAGGACAACCTGACGATCGGCCTGATCTTCACCGGCGTGTCGCTGGTCAGGAGCTTTCTGCTTCGCCGGGTGTTCGAGTCGATCCGGGTGCGTCAGTCTGCCAGGGTTTCTTCGACGATCGCGCAGTGAATCACAAAGCCTGTCAGGTAGGGCAGGCCGCGCGGGATGCCGTAGGCCTTGCTGGTCTGGCGTCCGATCTTCCAGCCCATCCACTGTTGGGTGGCAGCGTTGATCGCGTCAGCCAGGGTGTGCCCACGGAACAGTCCGTTCTGCACCTCGTCGGCGAAGTGGCGGCCATGGCGGCTGTCGAGGAAGGTCTTTACCGCGTCCAGGGGTTGGCCGGTGGCGTCCGAGATGGAGTTCATCGCCAGGGGCCAAGCGGCGTCGGCGTGCTCGTTCATCGTTCCCCAAAAGCCCCAGGCTTCGTTCTGGCTGGCGGGGATCGTGGTGTGTGTCATCTCGGGCTCCTTGGGGTTGATCGTTGCGACGTCCGTAGTAACGCGCTGTTCGATTGAGAAGCCAAGCTGTTCGTGGTGGCGTTCTCGATCAATATCGATCAGCCCAGACGGGCCACGTACCGGGCGTAATCACCGCCCGATGGGTCGACGTAGAGGTAGGGGCGTCCCGGGGCAAAGACTTCGACGCACAGGCGTCCTTGGCCGTAGTAGCCGCCCTTGCCACGCAACCAGTCGCGGGAGGCCAGCAGATTGCTGGCGAAGCCATCAAAGGCTTCAGGGGTCAAGGTGATGGTCTCCGTGACGTAGACCGCGTAGTCGCCAGAGGCTGCCATCTCACGCAGGTTGCCGGGCTTGCGGGCGAACGGCAGGCGCAGGCCGAGTTCCTCGACCTGCAGCGTGCCGCCGTCCCATGGGATCTCGATGGGCTTGCGCTCCACCGTGAGGACGAGAGTCTTCATGCGGTGGCTCCGTTCAAGCGACGCGGTAGACACGCTCGGCGCCCTTGACCTTGTCGGAGGTGATGGTCAAACCGAGCTTCTTCTTCAAGGCTCCCGCAAAGGTGCCGCGCACGGTGTGGGCCTGCCAGCCAGTGGCATCGCAGATCTGCGCGATGGTGGCGCCCTCGGGGCGTTGCAACATCCGGATGACCTCCGCCTGCTTGCTGCTCTCGCGGGTGCGGGGCTTGGACTCCTTGGTGGCGTCCTTGGCGCTGTCGTTGGCCCAAGTGGCTTCAGCGGCTGCCACGGCGGCCTCCGTCTCCGGGTCCAGGTCCGGGACCAGGGGCGCGGGGGCTGGATGTTGGCGCCCCATGGCGTCGTAGCCCTCGGCGGCGACGAACCAGTCGGTGCCGTCGTAGGTGATCAGGGCGCGCTTGAACAAGCCGTCGATCACCTTCTGGCGGGCGCCGCCTTTGATGTTGTCCGGATACCAGCTGATCTTGCCGGCGTTGTGTTCGAGGGCGTAGGCCAGGATCGCGTGCTGGGCCGGGGTGAGTTGCATCTTGCTCATGTGCTGCTCCTTGCAGGGTGGTTGATCGGGTGACGTGATGAACGCGCTGTTCGGGAGTGAAGCCAAGCGCTTTCTGCTTGGGTTCGACGGTTATTGATCAGCTGTTGGCCGGGGCCGACTTATTGGCTTTCCTGGCCTTCTTGGCGTGTTCGACGCCGGCGTTGAAGGCGGCTTCGAGGGCGCTACGAACGCACCAGACCGCGACGTCGTGGAAATCGAGTCCGTCCGAGCGGCGCGTCTCCAGCGTTTCGATGCTGAGGTGCTCGCGGGCGATCTGGGTCAGGAGTTGCTCGATCTGGGTCATGTCCGTGTCCTTGGATGGGGTTGCTGATGAACGAATGAACGCGCTGCTTCGGAGTAAAGCCAAGCGGAATCCGGAGGAATGACGAACAAATGACTGAAGGGACCAGAGGTCATCCCGATGGGCATCTCGATACGCGCATACGCCCGACATCGGGGCGTGACCGACACCGCCGTCCATAAGGCGATCCGGGCCGGCCGCATCACTCCGGAGCCGGATGGAACGATCGACATTGGTCGTGCCGACAGCGAGTGGGTGCGCAACTCAGAACCGGCGCAGTCCGGCACGCGAGCCAAAGCGGTCAAGGTTGCCGTGCCAGACGGTGCCGACGCGGCCAGTGGTGCTGGCACTGCTCTGCCCGCGGGCGGCACGTCGCTGCTTCAGGCGCGCACCGTCAACGAGGTGGTGAAGGCGCAGACCAACAAGGTGCGGCTGGCTCGCCTGAAAGGGGAACTGGTGGATCGCCCGCAAGCGATCGCCCATGTGTTCAAGCTCGCGCGAGCCGAGCGCGATGCATGGCTGAACTGGCCGGCGCGCATCTCCGCGCAGATGGCAGTCAGGCTTGGCATTGAGCCGCACACGATGCACGTGGCGTTGGAAGCGGCCGTGCGCGAGCACTTGCAAGAACTCGGCGATATGCGTCCGCGAGTCGACTGATGATGGATCTCGACTACGAAGGCGCCGAAGAAGTGGAACGGGCGTGGCGGGAGGGGCTCACGCCCGATCCGCTGCTCACCGTATCCGAGTGGTCCGATCGCCACCGCGTGCTGTCGAGCAAGGCATCGGCCGAACCGGGTCGCTGGCGCACCAGCCGCACGCCGTATCTCAAGGCGATCATGGACTGCTTGTCGCCGACCTCTCCGGTCGAGCGCGTGGTGTTCATGAAGGCCGCCCAGCTCGGTGCCACCGAGATGGGGTCGAACTGGATCGGCTACGTGATTCACCACGCCCCCGGTCCGATGATGGCGGTGTGGCCGACAGTGGAGATGGCCAAGCGCAACTCCAAGCAGCGGATCGACCCGCTGATCGAGGAGTCCGGCGTTCTGGCCGAGTTGATCGCTCCGGCGCGCAGCCGTGATTCAGGCAACACCATCCTGGCCAAGGAGTTCCGAGGTGGCGTGCTGGTGATGACCGGCGCCAACAGTGCGGTGGGCTTGCGCTCGATGCCGGTGCGCTACCTGTTCCTCGACGAGGTCGACGGGTATCCGCTGGACGTCGAAGGCGAAGGTGACGCGATCTCGCTGGCCGAAGCACGCACGCGAACCTTTGCGCGCCGCAAGATCTTCATCGTCTCCACCCCGACTATCTCGGGGGCGAGTTCGATCGAGCGGGAGTACGACGCCAGTGACCAGCGGCGCTACTTCGTTCCGTGCCCGCACTGCAGCCACCGGCAATGGCTACGGTTCGAGCAACTGCGCTGGGATAAGGGGGCACCGGAGACGGCGGCCTACGTGTGTGAGTCTTGCGACACGGCGATCGCCGAGCACCACAAGTCCTGGATGCTCGAGCACGGTGAGTGGCGGGCGATGTTTCCCGATGGGAACGGCAAGACGGCGGGTTTTCACCTGTCCTCGCTCTACAGCCCCGTCGGCTGGCGCAGCTGGCGTGACATCGCCACTGCGTGGGAGGCAGCCGTCAGCAAGGAGTCCGGGTCGGCTGCCGCAATCAAAACGTTCAAGAACACCGAGCTCGGGGAGACCTGGGTCGAGGAAGGCGAGGCGCCAGATTGGCAGCGCCTGATCGAGCGGCGGGAGGATTACGCCGTGGGAACGGTTCCGGTCGGTGGCCTGCTCCTGGTGGGTGGTGCCGACGTGCAGAAGGATCGGATCGAAGCATCGGTCTGGGCCTTCGGCCGGGGCAAAGAGTCCTGGTTGGTCGAGCACCGCGTCCTGATGGGCGATACGTCCCGCGATGCGGTCTGGAGCCGACTGGCCGACATGCTGGGCGAGACCTGGACCCACGCATCGGGCGCGGTCATGCCATTGGTCCGGTTCGCGCTCGACACCGGCTTTGCCACGCAGGAAGCCTATGCCTTCGTGCGATCGCGCCGGGATGCGCGGGTGATGGCGGTCAAGGGCGTGGCCCGAGGGGCTGCCCTGATCGGAACGCCGACGGCCGTGGACGTCAGCCAAGGCGGCAAGAAGCTGCGTCGAGGCATGAAGGTCTATTCGGTGGCGGTCGGCATCGCCAAGCTGGAGTTCTACAACAACCTGCGCAAGAGCGCGGACGTGGGCGAGGACGGTGTCCAGATGGCCTATCCAGTCGGCTATGTCCACCTGCCCAAGATCGACGCGGAGTTCATCCAGCAACTCTGCGCTGAGCAGCTGATCACCCGGCGCGATCGCAACGGCTTCCCCATCCGGGAGTGGCAAAAGATGCGGGAGCGCAACGAAGCGCTCGACTGCTACGTCTACGCCCGCGCCGCCGCGTCGAGTGCGGGACTGGACCGCTTCGAGGACCGCCACTGGCGAGAACTGGAGCGCCAACTTGGGCTCGACCCACCTGAGGTCGAGCATGAACTGAACCCTGACGAGGCCACCGACACCGGTGGCCTCGTCGCATCTGGAGACGCGAAAACGTCCCGCCCCATGCGGCGCGTGATTCGTAGCCGCTGGATCTCTTAGACCAAACGCCCGACCGAACGCCGACCTCAAGTGCCATGAGCCTGCAATCCCAATTCAACAGCTTCGTGGTGCGCGTGGCCGAGCGCTTCGGTGGCGTGGAAGAGCGCACCGGAACCCTGGACGGCCTGAAGACGGTCGCCAAGACCGATCTGGTCGCAGCGATCAACGAACTGGCGGATCGCCCGAGCACCGAGGGCGCAAACAAGACCTTCCAGTTCGTCCAGGTCTCGCCGGCCAGGGTCTGGACCGTGAACCACAACCTGGGTCTGCGGCCCTCCGTGTCCATCGTCGACAGCGGTGGCGCCGAGATCGAGGCCGACGTTCGCCACACGAGCCCGAACCAGCTCGTCATCTATTTCGCCATCCCGATGTCCGGGCTGGCCCGATTGACCTGATCCACCTGAAAGGAACCTCGAATGTCCCGCAAGCAACTCTCTGACCTCGACTTTGGTGGGGTCGCCCGCGTCCGCAACCTGCCGTCGCCGGTCAACGCCGATGAACCGGCCCGCCTGGCGGACCTGAACTCCGCCGTCGAGGGCTTGGCGTGGAAGGACTCCAGCCGAGTCGCGTCCCAGACCAACCTCAACCTATCCTCGCCAGGCGCTTCGATCGACGGCGTGACGATGACGGTGGGCGATCGCGTCCTGGTCAAGGCCCAGACCCTGGGAGCTGAGAACGGCATCTACATCTGGAATGGCGCCGCCATTGCCATGACGCGTGCCCTGGACGCGAATACGGCGGCAGAGCTCGAGCAGGCCATCACGACGGTTGAGGAAGGCACTTCTGCTGGCACCAGTTGGCGCCAGTCGGTCGTGAACTTCGTGCTCGACACCACAACGGTCACCTGGCTCCAGTTCGGTGCGACGGTGGGAGCGGCCTCCGAGACGAGTTCCGGCATCGCCGAGATCGCCACGCAAGCAGAGACGGACGGTGGCACGGACGATCTGCGCATCGTCACCCCGCTCAAGCTCAACAACTGGACGAACAAGCCGCGTCGCGCGCAAGCCACCATTGGCGACGGCAGCAGCACCCAGTTCGACGTCAACCACAACTTCGCCACCCGCGATGTGATCGTCCAGGTGTTCCAGGCCTCGGGCAGCTACGAGCAGGTCAACTGCGATGTGAGCCTGCCGACCGTGAACACGGCGCGCCTGAACTTCGCCAGTGCGCCGGCCAGCAATGCGTACCGCGTCGTGGTGATGGGCTAATCCGTGAAGGACCTGTCCTATCGCGTCGTGCCAGTGGTCGCCGTCTTGCCGGCGGCGTCCACCAACCTGGCGGGTGTGATCGTTCGACTCGCCAGCGACAACCGCCCGTACTGGTGCGACGGCACGACCTGGTTCGATGTGCTGCTGGCGGTCGGCAGCGATCCCCGCGTGACGACTGCTCGGATCACTGCTGACGTCATCAACAGCACCACGACGTTGGCCAATGCAACGGGTCTGGCGATTTCGATGGATGCCAACACCACGTACGGCATTTCGGCTCGGGTGCTGTTTCAGACTGCCGCTCCCCAAACTGGTATCCGCCTGACGCAGACCGCACCAACTGGAGCCACTGTCTTCGCACAGTGGAACACCCCGACCTCGCTCACGGCGAACACCGTGTCGAACCAGCGTGCGATTGACAGCGGCACCGCCACGAGCGGCATCGACACGGCCAATACCACCACCCTGGCGAGCGCCGAGATCGTCGTCGTCAACGGAGCGACGGCAGGAAGTCTGCAGATCCGCTTTGCATCCGAAGTGGCTGCATCCAACGCGGTGCTCAAGGTGGGCAGCCACGTCGTGGCTCACAAGATCGTCTGAACATGGCCTACACGCTCGAACAACTTGAAGCCCTCGAAGGTGCGCTGGTTCGCGGCGAGCGGCGCGTCACCTTCGCAGACAAGACAGTCGAGTACCGAGGTGTCGATGAGCTGAAGGAAGCGATCCGGCTCGTCAAAGTGGGACTGGCTCAACAGGCAGCCGACACGGGCCTTTTGCCTCCCGTGGTCCGGCAGGTCCGTGTCAACACGACGAAGGGGTTCTGATGGGTTACTTCCAGAACCTTCGGCGACGACTCTTCGGCAGCACCCCGACGTATGACGGTGTGGGTGGTGGCCGTCGGGCCCTGGCGTGGATGGTGGGCAATCCGGGTGCCGTGGGCGCCTTGCTGCAGACGCAGAACGAACTGCGCGCCAAGAGCCGCGATCTGGTCCGCCGCAATGCCTGGGCCAATGCCGCGCTGGAAGCCTACGTGGCCAATGCGATCGGCACGGGCATCAAGCCGCAGTCCATGGTGGCTGACCCAGCAGCCCGGGAATCGATTCAAGCCCTGTGGCGGGACTGGACGCAGGAAGCCGATGCTGCGGGCCTGACCGACTTCTACGGACTGCAGGCGATGGCCTGCCGCGCCATGCTCGAAGGCGGGGAGGTGCTGGTGCGTCTGCGCTATCGCCGTCCCGAAGATGGCTTGCCAGTAGCGCTGCAGATTCAGGTGCTCGAACCCGAACACTTGCCGGTGACGCTCAACACTACGGCCGAGAACGGAAACCTGGTGCGCGCCGGTATCGAGTTCGATCGGCTCGGGCGCCGCGTGGCATATCACCTGTACCGCTCCCATCCCCAGGATGGGCTGCTGGCGCCGATGTCCGGCGACGGTGGCATGAGCACGGTGCGCGTCGATGCAGCCGAGATTATCCACATGTTCCGTCCGCTGCGCCCGGGACAGATCCGGGGTGAGCCCTGGCTGGCACGGGCACTCGTAAAGCTCCACGAACTGGACCAGTACGACGACGCAGAACTCGTGCGCAAGAAGACGGCGGCCATGTTCGCAGGCTTCATCACCCGTCTGTCCCCGGAGGACAGCCTGCTGGGCGAAGGATCAGCAGATGCCAACGGCGTGGCGCTCTCGGGCCTGGAGCCCGGGACGATGCAGATCCTGGAGCCTGGCGAGGACATCAAGTTCTCGCAGCCGGCCGATGTCGGCGGCTCCTACTCGGAGTTCCTGCGCATGCAGTTCCGAGCGGTGGCGGCCGCCATGGGAGTGACCTATGAGCAACTGACCGGTGACCTCACACAGGTCAACTACTCGTCCATCCGGGCGGGTCTCCTGGAGTTCCGTCGCCGCGTCGAGCATCTGCAGCACGGCGTGGTCGTGCATCAGCTCTGCCGGCCGATCTGGGAAGCCTGGATGGCTCAAGCCGTCCTGGAGGGCGCGCTGGTCCTGCCGGGCTACATGCGTGGTGGCGCAACGCGTCGGCGGGAGTGGCAGGCCGTGAAGTGGATCCCGCAGGGCTGGCAGTGGGTGGATCCGCTGAAGGAAACCGAGGCGATGAAGTCCGCCATCCGATCCGGGCTGATGAGCCGATCGGAGGCGATTTCTGCCAACGGCTACGACGCGGAGGACGTCGATCGCGAGATCGCCGCCGACAACGCCCGGGCCGACGCATGGGGGTTGGTGCTCGATACCGACCCTCGCCATGACCAGGGACCCGCAACAGGCGCGAACCCCAGGTCCTCGAATCTTGCGTCCGCCAACGCGGACGCGCTAACCCAAGGCACCTGACATGTTGCTGCCCCATTTGGCGTCCCGGCTGTACGGGACGCCGCTTCTGCTCGTCCGCTCGAAGCTCGACGTCATCTTGTCCGTCCTCGGTGAGCGGGTTCAATGGCCCGCTACCAAGGAGGCACTGCCGATCCCGGCGCCAAAGTCGAGCGTCGGTGCTGCCCCTGGCATCGCAGTGATCCCGGTCTACGGCACCTTGGTGCGCCGATCTCTCGGGCTCGATGCCGCATCGGGCCTCACCTCCTACGGCCAGGTGGCGGCCATGCTGGATGAAGCGCTGGCCGACGCTTCGGTGACGGGCATCTTGCTCGACATCGACTCACCCGGTGGCGAGGCCGGCGGCGTCTTCGAGCTCGCTCAGCGGGTGCGCGCTGCCAGTGCGGTCAAGCCGGTGTGGGCGGTGGCCAGCGACTCAGCCTTCTCGGCCGCCTACGCGATTGCCTGCGCAGCCTCGCGCATCTACGTGAGCCAGACCGGCGGCGTGGGCTCGATTGGCGTCATCGCCATGCACGTCGACCAGACGGCTCGCGATGCGCAGGACGGCTACCGCTACACGGCAGTGACCGCAGGCGCGCACAAGAACGACTTCTCCCCGCACGAACCCCTCGATCCCGATGCCTATGCGCTGCTGCAGGCCGAGGTCGACCGCCTGTACGGCCTTTTCGTCGATCACGTCGCCACGATGCGCGGCCTTGATGCAACGGCCGTGCGAGCCACTGAAGCCGGCCTGTACTTCGGCCCCAACGCGATCAACGTGGGACTGGCCGATCGGCTTGGCACCACCGAGTCCGCGCTGGCGGACTTCGCGTCCTACCTCGCCACCAACGCAGGGGCCACCGGCTTAAAGGTCCTTGCCGCTACCAGTCTCCCCCTCGCGCCCACCTCCAAAGGGGCGCTTCTCTCAACCCACCCCATGGAGAAAACCGCGATGCACGAAAACGCTATCGATCGACTCCCTCCGGAGTCAGCCAACGCGCCGGAAGACCCGGCACCCGTACCCGAAAAGCCCGACCCCACTGAGAGCGGTATTGCAGGGCAAGCCCAGGAGTCCGCCTTGGGCAACGAAGTGACCGCTGCGGTGAACACAGCGGTTGCACAAGTGCGCGCCGATGCCGTGGCGATCGCTGAGTTGTGCCAGCTCGCTGGCCAGCCCGGGCTCACCGCAGCCTTCCTTGCCGAGGGGGCGGGCGTCGCACAGGTGCGCAAGACGCTCCTTGCTGGTCGGGCGCAGGGCACGGAGATCAGTTCGCTGATCCATCCGGACGCTGCGGCCACGACCGCATCCCCGGAGCAGAACCCCCTCATGAAGGCCGTCAAGAAACTCACTGGAAAGGACTGAAGCCATGTCAGCACTGAACGAACCTCTCAACCTCGGCGATCTCCTCAAGTACGAGGAGGACTGCCTCAACTACTCGCGTGACGTCGTCACCGTGGCATCCGGTCAGCGTCTCGAACTCGGCGCCGTCGTGGGCCGCGTCGCAGCGACTTCGAAGATCAAGCGCTACGAGCCGGACGCGACCGACGGAACCGAGTCCCCGGTGGGGATCCTGCTGGGCGACGTCGATGCCAGCCTGATTGAGCGCGACAACGCCTTGCTGCTTGCGCGCCACGCGATCGTCGCTTCTCACGCCGTTGTCTGGCCCGCCAGCGCCACGCCCGAGCAGAAGGTCGCCGCCACTGCGGCGCTCGAAGCGCGCGGCATCCTCATTCGTCAGTCCGCCTGAAAGGAATCCTGAACATGAACAACCCGTTCAACACCCCGGCGTTTTCGATGGCGGCACTGACCTCCGCCATCAACGTCATCCCCAACCGCTACGGGCGCCTCGAGTCGCTCAACCTGTTCCCGGTGAAGCCGGTACGCACGCGCCAGATCATCGTCGAGGAGCAGAACGGCGTGCTCAACCTGCTGCCGACGCTGCCACCCGGTGCTCCGGGCACGGTCGGCGCACGTGGCAAGCGCAAGGTGCGCTCCTTCGTGATCCCGCACATCCCGCACGACGACGTGGTCCTGCCCGAAGAGGTCCAGGGTATCCGTGCCTTCGGCTCCGAGACCGAGATGGAATCGGTGGCCGGCGTCATGGCGCGGCATCTGGAGACGATGCGCAACAAGCACGCCATCACGCTGGAGCACCTGCGCATGGGCGCCCTCAAGGGCGTGATCCTCGATGCCGACGGCTCGGTGATCTACGACCTGTATGACGAGTTCGGTATCTCGCCGGCGGTCGTCAGCTTCGATCTGGGCAATGCCTCGTCGAACGTGAAGAAGAAGTGCGCCGACGTGCTGCGCCACCTGGAGGACAACCTCAAGGGCGAGTTCATGACCGGTATCCGTGTCCTCTGTTCGCCAGAGTTCTTCGACGCGCTGACCGACCATCCCAAGGTCAAGGACGCCTTCACCTACTGGCAGCAGGGCGCGGTGCTCATCAACGACATGCGCTCCGGCTTCACTTTCGGTGGCGTGACCTTCGAGGAGTACCGTGGCCAGGCGACCGATGCCAACGGCACCAGCCGTCGCTTCATCGCTGCGGGCGAGGCTCATGCGTTCCCGATCGGAACCGTGGACACCTTCAGCACGTACTTCGCGCCGGCCGACTTCAACGAGACGGCCAACACCCTGGGCCAGTCCATCTACGCCAAGCAGGAGCCGCGCAAGTTCGATCGGGGCACCGATCTGCACACGCAGAGCAACCCGCTGCCGATGTGTCATCGCCCGGGCGTCCTGGTCAAGCTCACGGTGGCCTGATTCATGGGGCTGGTGGATGCCGTCTACGCGGCAGCAGCCAGCGCGGGCCTGCTCCAGGTCTGCGTCTGGCATCCCTCGGATGGATCGGCGGCGCAGTCCCATCCCGTGGGGTTCTCCTGCCCGGACGAATCCCTGCTGGATGGGCTCACGGTCAGCAGTGAGTACGCGATGACGTTCCCAACGTCGGTGTTCGTGGGGCTTGCACCCCGGGAGCAGGTCCAGATCGGATCAGTGACCTACCTGGTTCGCGAGGTCCGGGCCCGAGGCGACGGATCCGAACGGCGCGCGACTCTCACCAAGGTCTGACGCCATGGCGACCAACTCGGTCCGCGAGCAGATCCTGCTGGCGGTGATGGAGGCTGTTCGTCCGGCAGCGCAGGCCCTGGGGGCAACGGTCCACCGATCACCGTCGGTGGCCGTCACCCGCGAGCAGTGCCCTGCACTGGTGGTGTTCCCTGAAACGGACGCCATTGCCGAGCGGGCTAACGACCGCGTCACACGCGAACTCACGGTCCGCATCGTGGCGTTGGCGCGCGCGGTCCCACCGGTCGTTCCCGAGACCGAGGCAGACCGGCTGCTGACCGCCGCACACGCAGCCCTGATGGCCGACCTGAATCTGGGTGGACTCGCGCTCGGGATCCGCGAGCAGGAATGCGAGTGGGAAGTGGAGGACGCCGATGCCGTCGCCGCCGCCATTCCCGCGCGCTACCGCATCACCTACCGAACTCTGGCCCACGACCTGGCAACCCAAGGATGAACCCATGACCCGACTCGTCTTGACGCGCCCACACACGCATGCGGGCAAGTCCTACGGGGTCGGTGACCGCATCGAGGTCGACGCCGACGCTGCCGATTGGCTGCTGGCGAACGACATCGCCGCGCGGGAACCGAAACCCGTCCGGACTGAAACCGATATTTCTCCCATTCAACGCAAGGAACCCAAGCAATGAGCACCTATGCAAGTTTTCAAGGCCGAGTGTTCCTCGGCAAGCGCGATATCGCCGGTCTGCCTATCGAGGTGCGCTCGCCCGGCAACGTGGCCGAGTTGAAGCTGTCGCTGAAGACCGACGTCCTGGAGCACTACGAGAGCCAGACCGGACAGCGCTCGCTCGATCACCGCATGGTCAAGCAGAAGTCCGCCACGGTGAAACTGACCATTGAGGAGTTCACCAAGGAGAACCTGGCGCTCGCGCTGTACGGCAACCATGTCGTCGGCACGGCAGGATCCGTCACCGCCGAGCCCATCGGAGGAGCCACTCCGACGCCGGGCGATCGCTACTTCCTGGCCCACCCGCGCGTGTCGAACCTCGTGGTGACGGACTCGGCCGGCACACCCGCGACGTTGACGGCCGGCACGCACTACACGGCAGACCCGGATTTCGGTGCCGTCCAGTTTCTGGACACCACCGGATTCACGGCGCCGTTCAAGGCGAGCTATGCCTACGGCGTGGCCACCGAGATCGGCATCTTCACGCAGGCGCTGCCCGAGCGCTTCCTGCGCATGGAGGGCATCAACACTGCCCAGGGCAACGCCAAAGTCCTGGTCGAGTTGTACCGGGTGGCCTTCGACCCGCTCAAGGAGATCTCCTTCATCTCGGACGACTACAACAAGTTCGAGCTGGAAGGCTCGCTCTTGGCGGACACCACCAAGGCCTATGACGCGGTGCTGGGCCAGTTCGGCCGCATCGTCCAGCTGTAAGGGGATCCCATGAGCGATCTGGATACCCTGATCCCTGCTGACACCGAGGTGGCGGTGGGTGGCGAGACCCTGCTGATCAAACCCCTGAAGGTCGGCCAGGTGCCGGCCTTCCTGCGGGCCATCTCGCCGGTCATGCATCAGATCACGGCTGCCGACGTCGACTGGCTGGCCTTGTTCGGCGACCGCGGCGAGGACCTGCTTTCGGCCATTGCCATTGCGGTTGGCAAGCCGCGTGGCTGGGTCGATGACCTGGCGGCGGACGAGGCCATCTTGCTTGCGGCCAAGGTGATCGAGGTCAACGCCGATTTTTTTACCCGCCAGGTGATCCCTCGGCTCGACGTCCTGTTCGCGACCGCGAAGCTGCCGCAGGGAAACCCTCCCACGGCAGCCACTGGTTCGACGCCATCGAGCACCTGATCGAGCACGGGCATCGCTTGCCGGACATCCTGGACTACACGCTGGCGCAGGTGCGCGCGTTCGTCGCAGCCGCTGAACGGTCGGACGCGGCCCGGGATGCCCGGCTGTTGTCCTTGGTCGCCATAGGCGCCCGGGGCGATGCCCGGCAGGTCGACCAGACGTTTGATCGTCTTATCGATCGGGCCCAGTTGTCATGAAGGTATCCATCCGGATCGACAGTGCCGCTGGGCAGGCGCAGCTGCGCCGTTGGGGTGGGGAGATCCGCGCCAAGGTGCAGAAGGCCGTGGCACGGGCCATGGCAGCTGAAGCCACCGAATTGCGCCAGGACGTGCGCGCCGAGGTGGCTGGGCAAATGACGGTGGTGAAGAAGTCCTTTCTGAAGGGCTTCACGGCCAAGGTGCTGGATCGCGATCCCAACCGGTACCCGGCTCTCTATGTGGGCTCGCGCATCCCCTGGTCGCGGATCCACGAAACCGGCGGCGTCATTGCTGGACGTCTGCTGATCCCGCTGCACGGGCGCATCGGGCGCAAGCGCTTCAAGGCGCAGATCGCCGAACTCATGCGCGGCGGCAACGCCTACTTCGTCAAGAACGCGAGAGGAAACATCGTTCTCATGGCCGAAAACCTGAAGGAGTACGACCGCACGCTGTCGGGCTTCAAGCGACGGTACCGCAAGGCCGAGGGCGTCAAGCGGGTCAAGCGTGGCGCCGACATCCCGATCGCCGTGCTCGTGCCCAAGGTGGTTCTCGGCAAGCGCCTGGACATCGAGCGCTTGGTCGCCACGCGCGTGCCGCGCCTGTCGGCCGAGATCGAAAAGCAGCTGCGCACGGTCGACTGATTCATGGCCAATCGCATCTCCATCCTCGTCGCGCTGGAAGGGGCTGACGACGGGCTCAAGCGCGCCGTCGCCTCGGCCGAGAAGTCGCTGGGCGAACTCTCGAACACCGCCAAGACGGTGGGCGAGAAGACCACCAACGGGCTGGCCGAGGTCAAGGCGGGGGTCTCGGCGTTCTCGGAGCAGTTCGGCCGGGCAAAGACCCAGCTCGTGGCCTTCTTGGCAGCTTTCGAGTTCGCCGGGCGCCTGCGCGAGGTCATCGAGATGGCCGACGCATGGAACCAGATGGGCGCTCGGCTCAAGCTGGCCACGGCGGGTGCCAACGAATACAAGGTCGCGCAGGCCGCACTCTTCGAGATCGCGCAGCGCATGGGCGTCCCGCTGCAGGAGACGACCGCGCTGTACGGCAAGCTGCAGCAGTCGGTCCGCATGCTGGGAGGCGAGCAAAAGGACGCGCTCACCATCACCGAGAGCATCTCGCAGGCATTGCGCATCTCAGGCGCGAGCGCCACGGAAGCTCAGTCCTCCTTGCTGCAGTTCGGTCAGGCATTGGCCGCTGGCGTGCTGCGCGGCGAGGAGTTCAACTCCGTTGTCGAGAACTCTCCCCGTCTGGCGCAGGCCCTGGCCGACGGTCTGAATGTGCCTATCGGGCGGCTGCGCAAACTCGCCGAAGAGGGACGGCTGACCGCCGATGTGGTGGTCAACGCGCTGCTGTCCCAGAAAGACAAGCTGGCGGCCGAGTACGCCAGCATGCCGGCGACGGTGTCGCAATCCATCGAACGGGTGCGCAATGCCTTCGGGCAGTGGGTGCAGAAGATGGACGAGTCCACCGGCATGACCAAGAAGCTGTCCGAGGCGCTGACTTGGCTCGCGCAGAACATGGACACCGTCATGAAGTGGCTCACGATCATCAAGGACGTGGGCCTGGCCGTCCTGATCTACCGCTTCCTGCCCGCTCTGGTGACCGCTTGGCAGACCGCAGGCGCGGCGGCGGTCCTGGCGGCCAATGCCACGGCCTCCGCGTGGGCCACGGCGAACCTGACGATCTCGGCGGCCGTCGCCACGGTCGGCGTGCTCAAGACGGCCTTTATGGTCCTCGGGGCCTTCCTGGTCGGGTGGGAGATCGGCACGTGGCTGTCCGAGAAGTTCGAAATCGTGCGCAAGGCCGGCATCTTCATGGTCGAGGTGCTGGTCAAAGCGGTCGAGCAGCTTCAGTACCGCTGGGAAGCCTTCGCAGCGATCTTCACCTCGGACACGATTGCCGAAGCCACCAAGCGCCACGAAGCCCGACTGGCCGAGATGAACCGGATCTTCGGCGAGATGTACGCCGGCGCGACCAAGGGGGCCGATGCCGCCAAGGGCGCGATAAACACGACGGGCACGGCCGCCGAGGAGATTGCCAAGCGGCTTGAAGCCGTGCGCCAAGGCACGCAGGAAGCCGTTGGACGTGGCGTCGAAGCCGTCCACGCAGCGCTGGAGAAGCTCAAGTCCCGTCTGGGCGAGGTGGAGCAGACCGTCGGCAAAGCCACGCAGGTGGTGAACGACTCGACCGCGAAGATGGCCGAGGCCTACAAGGGCCTGACCTCCATCATTGAAGCCAATCTTCAGCGGCAGGTCGAAGCCGTGAAGGGCCGCTACCAGCAGGAGCAGGCGGCGCTTGAACTGAAGACGCAGTCCGAAACCGCGTTGATCACCAAGTCGACGCAGTTGCTGACCGACGCGCTGACCCAGCAGACCACACTGCGCCGCCAAGCCACGACCGACACGCTCAAGCTCATCGATGACGAGTCCAGGGCGCGGATCGATGCCGCCCGGCGCGACGGCCAGACGGAGCAGGAGCGCTCGGCTAACGTCACCCGCGTCGAGAACGAGATCCTCGCGACCAAGCGCCAAACCATGGTGCAGGCGGCCGCCGAGTACCGCCAGCACATCGACCAACTCAATGCCGAAGCGAACCGCCACCTGGCGGAGATCAAGCGCATCGAGGAAGAGAAGCGCCTGCTGTCGATGTCCACGGAGGAGCGCATCCGCGAAATCCTCCGGCAAGGCATGACCGAGGTTGAGGCGACCGAGGACCGCAAGCGCCAGATCTACGAATACCAGTCCAAGGCCCGCGACGCGCTGGCTGCCGGCGAACTGGAGCAGGCCCGCCAGTACGCGCAGAAGGCGATGGATCTGGCGGCGCAGGTCGCCAGCAGCCAGACCAATGAAGCCAAGCGCGCCAAGGATGCCCGTCGCCAGTCCGAGCAGAATGCCTCGCAGGTCACCCAGCTGGAAGCGCAGTCGCGCGAAGCCTACCGACGCCAGGAGTACGAGAAGGCCGACACGCTGATGCGTCAGGCCGATCAGCTGCGTGCGGAACTGGCCCAGCGCACCAAGGACGCCGATACGGCGATCGCACAGGGCAAGGACGGCGTCTACCAGGCCATCCAGCGCATCCGTGACTCCGAGGAGATCCTTAACAAGACGCTGGACGCTGAAGCCAAGGCACACCAGACGGCCGCACAGTCGGCGCTGACTGCCCGAGACCAGATCCGCGAGACGCTGACCCAGACCGAGGGCCAGATCGACCAGATCACGGCCAAGCTTAAGGACGGCCTCAAGGTCACGATCGACGCCGACACGGCGCGCTTCGACAAGGCCATCGCGGACCTGGACAAGGCGCTGGCCGAGAGGCAACTCCTCCTCAAGATCCAGGCCGACCTGCAGGAAGCAGAGAAGAAGCTCCAGCAGTACGAGCAACTGCTCAAGGAAGGCAAGACGCTCCCGGTCGACGCCGATGTATCGAAGGCCAAGGACGCCCTGGCGCAACTCAAGACCTACGCCGACCAGAACTCGCAGCTCGATCTCAAGGTCGCCACGGAGAAGGCGCAAGCATCGATCACCAACGTCGAGGGCATGATCCGCGCGCTCGGCCGCATCGAGACCGAATCCCGGCACCAGGTCAGCACCAACGCGGATGCGGCGCGGGCTGAGGTGATGAGCCTCAACGGCGCCAACACTTCCAGCACGCACACGATCTACGTACAGCGGGTCGAGGTGAACGCCACGGGTGGTCTGGTGGGCAGTGGCGTGCGCCACTTCGCCGACGGCGGCGCCGTAGGCCCGGCGTTTCCGCGCATGAGCGGGGGCACAGTTCCCGGCTCCGGAAACCAGGACACCGTTCCACGCACGCTGGATGCGGGTGCTTTCGTGATCCGCAAGGCAGCGGTGCAGAAGTACGGCAGCGCCCCCCTGGCGCGTTTGACCCAGATGGCGCGGTCCTCGGCGTCTGCCGTGGGCGTCGCCAGGTTTGCATCGGGTGGGCCCGTGTTCGGTCGGCTTGGCGCGTCGGGTTCCGGCGACGGCGGTCCGAAGCGCAACCGCGACGCCGCTGAGGCCCTGAAGATGATCGACCTCGGCCTGGAGGGTATGAACCAGTACACCTCGTGGCTGCAGTCGAACTACGGCGCCTCGGTCAGCCTGGACATGCGCTGGAAGACCATGGAGAGCTACGGCAAGCAGGCCCAGCAGGACCGGCGGGCCATCGAGGACTTCATCGGGCGCAAGACCTTGACCTCCAACGAGCGGGGCCAGCTCGAGCGCATCAAGCAGACCTGGCGTCAGGCGATGGCGCAGCCACTGCTCTGGGGCAAGGACCTGGAGCGCGACCTGATCGACTACATGGAGCAGAACCAGGGGCAGTTCTTCCGTCGCGGTGGTGTCGCGAAATCCGACACCATCCCCGCGATGCTCACCCCGGGTGAGTACGTGGTGAACCGGGATGCGGTGTCTCGCTTCGGCGCCGGCTTCTTTGAGGCCATCAACAACCTGACGGCTCCGGCGCAAGCGCTGGCTGGCCGGGCGATGGCGGGCATCCAGGGGTTTGCCACGGGCGGATTGGTGCAGCCGTCGTCGGGCTGGACCCATGGATCGTCCCGTCCGGTGCTGCCGGCCGATGGTGGTCCGACGCGCACCGTGCGCGTGGAGCTGTCTTCTGGCGACCGCAAGGTCAATGCCGCGATCGATGCGCGAGACGAGTCGCGCTTGCTGCAGATCCTCGATACGGCCCGAGCCCGGGCCGTCTGACACATCAACCATGCAACTGAAGAACCTCTCTGACGAGGTGGCCTTGGTGCTGCCCGACGATTTGCTGTGGACCGATGAGCACGCGTGGACGCCCGCCGTGGCGTCCACGTCCTACCTGATCACGGGCGCGCTGCTGATCCAGTCGGCCACCCGACAGGCGGCCGGCCGATCACCTTGGTGGGTGCTGCCGACATGGCGTGGGTCACTCGCGCGACGGTCGAGCAACTGCGGACGTGGGCGTCCATCCCGGTCGGCGCCACCGCCGGGCGCTTCGCGCTGACCCTGGCAGACGGACGGTCCTTCACGGTGGCTTTCCGCCATGCCGACACCCCCATCGAGTCTGAGCCCGTGCTGGGCTTCCCGGCGCGGGCCGACACCGACTTCTACCGACTGACTCTGAGATTCCTGGAGCTTTGAGATGCCGATTCACTCCGGCGACGTGAAACTGCTGAAGTCCGCCGTCATGGCCGACGTTCCCGAAGGGGGTGGTGCGCCCACCGGGATCACCATCGCCGACGGGGTGTCCAACGCGATCTTCCCGGACATCTCTGAACTCGACCGTGCGGGTGGGCGAGTCAACCTGCGCAAGTCGTTCGTCTCTGTCCAGACCGACGACACCGACACCTACTTCGGTGCCAACGTCATCGTCGCCGAACCGCCGAAGGATCCGCGAGTCAGTGTCACGCTGTTCTCCACCGAGAGGACCTTCGACACCCGCGAGCAGGCCCAGACCCGCATCGAGGCCTACCTCAACAAGGGACCGGAATGGGCCGGCTACCTGTTCGAGAACCACATCGCCGGCCAGCGCGTGATCCAGTTGTTCCAGCGCACGACCGACGCGATCCCCAACGTCGGCCAGACGCTCGTCCTGATCGAGAACGAGGGCCTCTCCACCCAGAAGGAGCAGTACATCCGGGCAACAGCCGTGTCGTCGGTGGAGCGGACCTTCACCTACAACAACGACCAGGACTACAAGGCCGCGATCGTCACTGTCGATATCAGCGACGCGCTGCGCTACGACTTCACGGGCTCGCCGTCGTCGCGGCTTTTCACGCGCGCCACGAACAGCACCAAGGTCCGCGACACGGTGGTCGCCGATGCGGGCACCTACGTGGGCGTGGTGCCGCTGACGCAGGCCGCATCGGTCGGCGCCTTCACCATCAAGGGCGCGTCGATCTACACCCAACTGGTGCCGAGTGCCCAGACGGAGACGCCCATCTCGTTCGTGCCGCCCTATGCGGCCGCCGGTCTGCCGGTGCCGGGAGCGACCCCGGTCAGCTACACCGCCAGCCACGCCTGGACGACCTCGATCAAGTTCAACCTGCCGGGCGGCTGCTTGCCAGGGTCGCTGACCATCCAGACCGATGGCATCACGATCTTCGATGACGCAGGCCTGCTAAAGACCGCCAGCGGCACCATCGGCACGATCGACTACGCCAACGGCATCCTGACCCTCAACTCCGGGTCGATGTCCAACTCGAAGGCGATCACCTACACGCCAGCAGCGCAGATCCTACGCGCGCCGCAAAGCTCCGAGGTGGCGATCACGCCTGAGTCGCGCAGCCAGTCCTATGTCGGTACCGTGATGCCGATCGCCCAACCCGGCACGCTGTCGATCAGCTACATGGCGCAGGGACGCTGGTATGTCCTGTCAGACGGCGGCAACGGGTCGCTGAAGGGACTGGACGCCAGCTACGGTGCGGGCACTTTCAATCGCAACACCGGCGCCTACGTCGTCACCTTGGGCGCGCTGCCGGACGTCGGCAGTTCGCTGATCCTCACCTGGAATGTGCCGACCCAGGAGACGCAGCAGCCCGCAGTCACGCTCAAAGCATCGCAGAGCCTCGTGCTGAACCCGCCCACGGGCCTTGCCGTGCAGCCGGGATCACCGACTGCCCATAGAGAGG